TATTCAGGGGGGGATTAACCATTGACCTTGGCAAATTATGCTAGGTCGAATGAGTCGAACCCAAGAAGTTTGAGTATCTACCCAATACTTAGATAAGAGTGACATGAGCCCAAGGAGAAACTTTCATGGCTGAGCAAACATTCCGATCACCCGGATTTTTTGAAAAGGAAATAGACTTATCCGCGCGAAAGGTGGGACCAGTTGGTACCCCGGCCGGCATCATCGGCACTGCGGAAAAAGGTCCAGCATTCGTTCCAATGACAGTGGGATCTTATGCAGATTTTGAAACACGATTCGGAGGCTTAGACCCCAATAGATTTGGGCCCTATGCTGTAAGAGAATTCCTAAAGAACCGTACTGCTGCAACATTCTTAAGAGTGTTAGGTGCCGGTGCAAATGAAACCAGTGTGGATATGAATACCACAAAAGTACAAGGTACTGTGAAAAATGCTGGCTTTGTATTACGTCCGACCCAGCTTGATGCTGCAGGTGCAACTACAGCGCCAATTGATATGGGGGAGACAAGAAATAACTGTAAAGTGCAATTCCTCTGTGGCCTACATGAAGTACCACAGAATGCTATAGATGGATATCCTGTATTTGTCAATAATGATAGCTGTGGTGTTGTTGACGGCGGCTCAGATGAAGCAAATCTAGTTAGGGCAATGATATTCACTCCCGATACAGCAAAAGTTATGGTTTTAAGTGGTGATGCTGAACATGATTTTACTGCTGATGGCGGAACAGCACTTGGTGACTTTGCATCTCTTGGTGCAACCTCAGGCGCAGAAGCCGGTACGTTTAAGTTGGTGATTTCCTCTTCATTAGGTAAACCATTTTCTCATTATCTTGGTCGCGACGAAGGTATCCGAGTACTTACTGCATCATTAGACCCTAATAACCGATCCTACATTGGTAAGGTGTTGAATAGGGACCCACATAAGTTTTATGAAATGCAACATTATCTATATGCAGATTTTGCAATGGAAAATGAAATTGCATCAATTGCTGATGCTGATGCCACAAATGGTGGGACGGCCTCAATTGCACTTCTTTCCGGAAACGGAGGAGCTACTAGCGCAGACTGTCCACTAACAACCAACGAGACATTTGAAGAGTTGTTTGGTCGATTCGATACCAGGTATACAACACCAACAACACCATGGATTATATCCCAGCCATTTGGTGGTACAGAGTACAAATTATTTAGATTTGAAACAATCTCTGATGGTGCATATGGGAATGATAAATTAAAGATTTCGATTGCAAACCTAAGAGCATCAACAGATCCTAAGGATAAGCATTGTTCATTCGAGGTCCAGGTACGCCGATTTGGTGATACGGATATGAATAAGCAGATGGTAGAACGTTATCCAGAGGTTAACTTAAACCCGAAGAGTGATAAATACATTGCGAATGTAATTGGCGACTATAAGGTAAGGTTTGACTTTGATCAGGAAAACCCTGATGAACGCCGACTAGTTATTAGTGGCAAGTATCCAAATAAGTCATCGGCAATCCGCGTTATTATGGATGCCACAGTAGATCGTGGAGATGGATGCCTTCCGCAAGATATTATGCCATTCGGGTTCGAGGGTATACCGACCTTAAAAACCGCTGATTCTTTGACTGATGATACAACAGTTGCACTAACCCTGGGGCCAGATACCCTTGGTGATGTAAACGCACCTTCCCGCCTAGATGGTTTAACTGGGGCAGGGATGGTTGCTGATGACACATTTTTGAAGAACTCAATTATCCCACCTCTACCACTAAGATTTAAGTGTACAAGAGGAAAGACAAAAGACTCTACAGAAGCAGGTGTAACAATAGATTTCTTAGGTGACCCAGGTGTGGATGAAAAGGCAGACTCAAGGTTATATTGGGGTGTTAAATTTGAACGATGCCCAAGGGAATCTAGCCTTCCAGGTGCCGCATTGAACCCCAATGTATCTGCATTGCCGAACCCTCTAGTTTCTGCATATACACAATTTCTTGGAATTGCAGACTTAGATACAATGATGACCGGTTCTGCGGTAAATACGTTTAACAATAACAAGTTTACCTTGGCAAGAGTTGCGCTACAAGAAGATGATATTGGCGACGTCGATAGCACTGCTAAAACACATATGAAAGGTGCAGCCTATATCAGAAATGGTGTACCTGATCCATCGACATATACAATAGATGGCCCAGATATTCCTGGCCGCTTAACGCTAGCATCTCTTGTTCATGACAGTGTAAATGCACAAGGTGTAATGTTTAATAGGTTTACTCCTTTTGCTAAGTTCACGCTACCATTCTCTGGTGGTTTCGATGGCCTAAATATGTTGTCCAGGGATGATGCAAATATGACAGACAGGGCATGTTCATCTGCTACAGATGGATTGGCAAATGAATCTGCTGCTGCAGCTGGTCTTGGAGATGCAGAAGATGTAACAGGTACCGGTAGGGATAACAATGTTGTAGCATCTTATAATCTTGCAGTCCATCAGATGACCGATCCAATGACAGTAAACACAAATATCTTGTGTGTTCCTGGAATCAGGGACCCATTTGTCACCGACTTTGCTGCAGATAGGACTAGGGAATACTCAAAGGCATTCTACCTAATGGACCTTGAGAATTACTCAGAGGCTACTGATAGAATATTCCTTGATGCTGGTACTCTAAATGCTGGTACTGCTAATGAAATTGATCATGATGCATTAAAGCCAGATATCAGAGTAACCTCCGAACAATTTGAGGGACGTGCAATTGACAACAATTATTGTTCAACGTATTTCCCAGATTGCTACATTGATGACCCAGTTAACAACCTTAAGGTAAGGGTACCTGCTTCTGTGGTTGCCCTCGCAGCGTTAGGGTTTAATGATAAGGTTGCGTACCCATGGTTCGCACCTGCTGGTTTTAATCGAGGTGCTTTAGGGTTTGTCTCTAATGTAATGACAAGGTTAACTGCCGGAGACAGAGACACATTATATGATGCGAGAATTAATCCAATTGCAGTCTTTCCAAGCGGTGGATTTGTAATCTTTGGACAAAAGACGCTGCAGATGAATAAATCAGCGCTTGATAGAGTTAACGTCCGAAGGATGTTACTTGAAGTTAAGAGATTGGTCACTGGTGTGGCTGATAAGATTCTCTTTGAACAGAATACGCCACAAACAAGGGCGCGATTCGTTGGAGGTGTTACCCCATTACTAGCATTGGTACAGGCTCAGGCAGGTATTGAGCAATTCCAGGTAGTTATGGATGACACAAACAATACACAGGAGGATTACGAAAGTAACCGCTTAAATGGTAGGATTGTTGTGGTACCGACTCGAGCAATTGAGTTTATCGCAATCGATTTTATTATAACCAATAGCGGCGTAATATTCGCATGATGAATACCTATAAAAGGATAACAGGTAGGAGCAAAACCAATGGCTGAATTGACCTTTAAGAGTGCCGGAGTAGCTACTCGCGAAATTGACTTAAGTGGACCGACTACAGTCAAACCGCAGGGAACACCTGCTGGCGTAATCGGTACTGCATTAAAAGGTCGGGCTTTCGTTCCGATCACATTCGCTACGTATCAAGACTTCGTTGCCGAATTCGGAACTTCCGACGGCGAAAAGTTCGGTCCACTTGCAGTATACGAGTGGATGAAGAACTCTAGAGCAGGAACATATGTAAGAACCCTGGGCTGTGGAGACGGTACCAGAAGAAGAGTAGACAGTCCTAATGAGGGCAGTGTCACTAATGCAGGGTTTCAAGTAGGTGCAGAACTTCCCCAGGAAGATGGGTTCTTAGGACAAAATGCTTATGCTGGTGCTTCTTCCGGAACAGATCGTGGCGAAGAGCTCGGCCGAACATATTTTCTGGGTTGCCTCACAACTGAGACAGCTACTTCAAATCAGTTTTCTGATGCCGGCATAAATGTTCTTGGTGAAACAATTTCAGACACACAATCCGCACCAATTTTGCGTGGTGTCTTATTGGCACCTTCCGGAGTGCTTTTATCATTATCAAGTTCTTATTATGCCGATGGCTTAGCCTTAGGACACAATCAGCCGTCTGCACATATAAAGGGTGCATTTGGTGCCACCGCGGCTAATAATGATGGCGGGTATATGATTGGGTCCGTTAATAAAGCAAATAACGGTCAGCAGTTTGTTATGATCTTAAATGGCCATATCAATACCCCTGAATTCCCAAATATTTTAACCGCATCTTTCGACCCGCAGGCACCAGATTATTTTAGAAATATTTTTAATGCTGATCCAGGTTGTACAGAACATGCAGGTCACTGTTTGTACACATCATGGGATGTATATAGCAATCATGCAACTGCAGGTGCTACAGGGGTTTGTGAAACCGATTTCTTGGCTGGCGGAGCATCAGGATTTCAAAACGTCGAAGAGTGCGCATTCTTGGTAACAGGGTCACTTGACAGAAACGACGGACATGCTACAGTTCCGAACCCAGAATGTTTTGAAGACAGATATAGAACAGCACGCTCTCCGTGGTTAACATCACAGAAGTTTGGTGGCAAGGTCAAAAATCTTTTTAAGATTCATGCACTTGATGATGGTACTGCTGGTAGTGATGGGTTCAAAATTTCAATTGGTAATATTGCGGCATCTAGTAATGAGTCGACAGACTTCGGAACATTTGACCTATTCGTTAGGGCAATGGAAGATGATGATGATAATGTTGTTGCATTAGAAAAGTTTTATAAGCTTGACCTTGACCCAACTTCAGACCGCTATGCAGCTAGAGTAATTGGTGATCAATATACATACTACGATTTTGATAAGCCAGATGGTTCTCAGAAATTAGTAATTGAAGGCATTCATCCGAATCGTTCCAAGTATATCCGCCTTGAAATGGCTAGTGAGGTTGATAAGAATACAATCGACGATTCAGCATTACCAGTTGGCTTCCGCGGCCACAGTCACCTCGTAACATCAGGTTCAATAACAGAGGTTACCCAGGGCAGCTCCACCGCAGACAGTTTATTAAGTTCAACCCCAATGGGGGCAGATCAGACTGACGGTACTAATGTTCTTTGGTCAGCAGACCCACTAAACAGCATAATCCAAATGCCGGTTCCTCTACGGGGTGACATTACGAAGGGCTCGGGTACAGGTAGAAAAGTTGGGCCCAATCTCCACTGGGGTGTACAATTCCAGGTTAACGATGACCCAGCTGAGCCAAATAAGAGTAGAGTATTTGAGAAATCAATTTATGGATTTACCAAGTATTTCCCTGACTTTCAAACTTCCGATTTGAATTTGATGGTTGGTGATAATGCTGGCACTCCTGATGATAGTATTGATGATCTATTTACAGTTCTTGACTCTGATAGATTTAACAATAATGCTTTCTCTCTAGAAAATATTGAAGTTCAAGGAATTGATGCTGATGCAGGTGCACTAGATAATAAGAAGTGGGAAGATGCAGTATATCGAAGAGACGGCATCGCCACCGGAGATTCTCCAGATGCATTATCTACAGGAAGACTACTTGGCGGCGCCCACTTCCAAGATGACTTTACAAATATAGGTGCTAGAAAGCATCGCAAGTTTAGCTTATTCCTCCAGGGCGGTTTCGATGGTCTCAATATTCTAGATCATAATAAAGCTAAGATGACAGACCTTGCATGCCGTAGAGAGATGCAAGATTCTCAAGGCCAGGGTGGTGTTGATGGACCAACAGTTGCATCTTACCGCAAGGCACTTGATGTAATGGCTGAGAAGGCTGATGTTGATATCAAGCTTCTTGCAATTCCAGGCCTTAGAGACCCATCTGTATCTGAATATGCTATTGACACATGTGAGGATCGATTCGACGCGATGCTTATTATGGATGTTGTAGAGGTTGATGATGTAAATGAAGTTGTAGAAAATAAAGCAACTCAGGTTATTAGCGTTTCAAACACCGTAGAGAACCTTCTTGGTAGAAACCTTGATACATCATTTGCCGCAGCATACTTTCCAGACTGCGTGGTCCCTGACCCGACAACAAGAACAAATGTATTATGCCCACCATCTGTTGCAGTCCTTGGGGCCTTTGCACTTAATGATGCGGTAGCACATCCTTGGTTTGCCCCAGCAGGTTTCACAAGAGGTGCTCTCTCCAGGGTTGTAGAGTCCCAGGTTAAGCTTAATAGAGCGAACCTTGATACACTATATGAGGCGGACATCAATCCTCTATCGGCCTTCCCACACACTCCAGGTGTTGTGGTCTGGGGCCAGAAGACACTGCAGGCCGCAAAGAGCGCGCTCGACAGGGTCAATGTACGTCGCCTGCTTATTGAAATCAGGCGTCAGGTTAAACGAGTTGGAAATACCCTCTTGTTCGAACCAAACCGGGCAGAGACGCTAGCACGCTTCTCGAACGCGGTTAACCCGATCCTCTCAAGGATCCAGCAACAGCAAGGTCTTGATAAGTTCAAGGTTGTGATTGATACCACAACTACAACCCAGGCTGATGTTGAAAACAACACTGTGCGCGGGAAGATCTTCTTACAACCAACACGTACTGTGGAATTCATCTCTTTGGATTTCGTGGTTACAAATGCTGGAATGGAAGTATAATTCTTTCGAAGAGAATAATTAGATATGTCACAAGTTTATAGGAGAATTTAGACATGGCCGAAACACTATCCGTTACTGATATGCTTCCAAATAAGTTTGAGCCGAAGCGCAAATTTAGATGGGTCTTTGCAATCGAGGGAATCGATGCATTCTTAATGAAGACTGCCGCTCGCCCAACTATTAATACTGCTTCACAAGAAGTTGCGTATATGAACTCTACGAGGTTCCTTGCTGGAAAAACAAAGTTTGATGCAATTTCTGTAACGCTGCACGATCCAATTGCTCCTTCTGGTGCTCAACAGGTCATGGAATGGGTACGTACCCACTTTGAATCTGTATCAGGTCGTGCTGGCTATGCTGACTTTTACAAGCGTGATTGTCAACTTAAGCTTCTAGATCCTGTTGGTACTGTAGTTGAACTATGGGACCTTAAGGGGTGTTTTCTTGAGTCCGCTGCTTTCGGCGAACTAGATTATGCCGGCGAAGATCCTGCTGAGGTTTCTATAACCATCCGCTTTGACAACGCTGTCCTACAATATTAGCATTCTTCTATACATTACTGTAGCTCAGTAACTAGGTCTCAAAAGCCCTCCATTGGAGGGCTTTTGTCTTTTTAATAGTTTACAAGAAATTCTTGGGTGGTGATATTTAATATGCACGTGCATGAGGCACACTATAAACGTAATTGATGGAGAAAACTGTGTCAGACGAAACAAAGACTAGTAAAACGGAATCAAGGGAAGACAAGAACCAGATCTTTACATCATCTGCGTCAGAGGCAATGCCCCGTCGCAACGTGATGAAGGAAGACTTTGGGTATGAAGTTCCTGTAGAGGCGGTACCACTTCCGTCAAGAGGCAGAGTGTATCCTCCGGATAGCCCTCTTGCCGGCCAAGATACCATAGAGATTAAGGCAATGACGGCCCAGGAGGAGGATATCCTTACATCCAGGGCCCTAATTAAGAAGGGTACGGTAATCACACACCTTCTTAAGTCATGTATGATTGACAAGCGTATCAATCCTAACGATATGATTGCCGGTGATAGAAATGCTGTTATGACAGCACTAAGAATTACAGGGTATGGTCAGGAATATAATGTTGAAGTAGATTGTCCTGCATGCAGTGTTCGTTCGAAGCAAGGATTTGACCTTGCTGCCTTACCAATTAAGCGCTTAGAAATTGAACCAGTTGCTGAGGGTGCAAACTTATTTGAGATTACACTTCCCGTAACAAAGAAGGTAGTAAGATTTAAGTTTCTTGACGGTAATGATGAAGAAGAAATCATGATTACTGCTGAGCGTTCTAAGAAGGTAGGCCTACAAGGGGAGAACCTTGTAACAACCCGACTAAAACATTCAATTGTTGCTATTGATGGAACAACCGAGAAGGGGAAAATTGGGCTATTCATCCGAAACATGCCAGCACGTGACTCGTTAACGCTTAGAAAGTATATCGATAAAAACGAGCCAGGCATTGATATGAAGTCATGGATGGAGTGCCCAAGTTGTTTCGAGTCCTCGGAGGTGCGCCTGCCCTTGGGCGCCACGTTTTTTTGGCCTGACTCCGAATGATAAAGAGGTTTTTCTTGAACATACGTTTTTGCTAATGTATTACATGGGATTCACTTATAATGAGTGCTATGCCATTCCTATCTGGCAAAGAATATGGTTTATTAAGAGAATTAATAAAGAGTTAAAAGCCTCTCAAAATAATGAGCAGGGTAGTAGAGCAGCACACCATAATACTCCAGATGCCCGTTCAATGATGGGTAGAGCTCGTGCTCAAGTACCATCAAAATTAAGGCGCTTTACATAATGCGCAATAGTTATTGATAATAAGGGGTGATGAACATGAGTCAAACAAAAAATAATACTTTTAATGCCACAGTGGCTGCACACATTCTTGGTAAGAAAACGAATGTAAGTCTATCAGGTTCTCCAGAACGAGTAGGTGCAACTAAGGATGTTATTGTTGCATCTAAGGAACTATATGAGGCATTATGTAGTAATAATTCAACTTTTGAACTTGTAACAGAGCTTCTTAAGAAAAAGAATAAAGCCTCTCAGAGATTCCAAGATATAATGGGTGTCCCCTGGGTGTTATAACGTCGGCCTGAAATCTGGTCACCAACCTATTTACTTAGTGAGGCGCATCATGATGGAGATTGCCCTAAATGGCTGACGATCTTAATAAACAACTAGGGATCCAACAACAGATCAACAAGATCCTTGAAAAGAGGTCTGGTGTCCTTAAGGCACAAGGTGATCTTTTATCAGGGCAGGCACAGCTAGCCAAAGAACTGTGTAAGGCCCTAGACTGTTCTGAGCTTGATGATATGGAAGCCAGGCTTGGTAGTATCAAGGATGGCATGGCCGCAGCAGCTGAACAGGCTGGTGCTATGGGTGCAACGACTAGTGAAGCCCTTGAGAATGCCGCCGATGAAGCAGAAGGTCTTTCAGACAAATTAGGTGGCTTAGCTGGTGGCCTCTCAACAACTAAGACCGCCGCTGTAGGTGCCGGCGTAGGTATGGTTACGGCATTCAAGGGAGCCGGCCAGCAACTTAAAGGAATGGGCAAACTCTTAGGCAGTGTCACTAAGGGTATCTTTAGTATAGGCACAGCTGTGCTTAGTATTCCAGGCCAAGTTTTAGGTGGCCTTATAAGTCAAGCCAATGCTCTTCATGGGGCCATGAGTCCTCTTCGTGAGGCTATAGAGGACGTGCGCGAAGAGTTTGGTAATCTATCACAAGGCTCCGGCGCCGCCGTCATGGATACATTTCGAGACCTCCAGGGCGAAGCCGGTAACCTGGCCGGTTCAGGGATGTCAATGGGCCGAATGTTCGGATACGGTCCGGCCGG